GGGGCCACGCCGTCAGCTTGGCTGCGCTTGTCGATGCCCTCGATCTCCTGCTTGTACATCACGCGCACCCTGCCACGCGATGCCAATTGGATCTCGCAGTCCTTGGTGGGCTTCGTGTGCATGAAGCAGGGGAACCCAGACGGCGAGGTCCAGCGAATAGGAATGCCTGCAAGGGTGTGGGCGTCGGCCACTCCTCGCAGATACTCCATGGCAGCGCGGCTGCCGCTGATAACCTCCCCGATGGCCTCCCACACACGGGCGGTGATCCAGACGAGGTCCCTGAAGGGCACATGGTCCTTGGGCACGAACGACGGCGCGCCGTGCTTCCTCGCAAACGCGGCATATTCGTCCATGATGTACTGCTGCGCGCTGTGGCGCGTGCCGCTGTACGGGACGATCATGACGGGGCGCTTGACCAGCTTGCGCGGGACCTCGCCCCCGAAGTAGTCGAGCCAACTCTTCGCCAACTCGGGGTCACTCTCCAGCATCTTCTTCTTGGCGGCTTTCGCGACCTCGATGTAGATGTCCTGGCGCTCAGGGTCGTCGCTGCAGTTGGTGGCGCACGCCCCAACCGTGTCCCGCAGCATCAGGCTGTAGATGGCGAGGCCATTGCAGGACCCGTCGATGTGGCACGGGATGCGGATGTTCGCCGTGGGGTCATGCCTGTAGCGGCCGTGCTCCAAGCACCACGCCAAGAACTGGAACGGCTCGTCCTGCTCGGCCCACCACATGCAGTCGAGCGGGTCGTCGGCAACCTGCAGGATCAGGTCTTCGTGGTCATCGACCCAAGCCACACGATCCTCGAGGCTGAGTTTGTCGTGCCCCGCGAGGTTGGCCCCGGTGATCTTCCACCAGTTCTCGCCTGCCTCTGTAGTGATCGGCTCGCCCTCGCGGAACAGCAGCAGGGAGCGGGCGATGTCGTCGCCCTGCGGGGACAGGTAGCTCACATGTGAGTAGAGGCGGCCTCGGAAGTCAGCGAACCAAGGCAGGTAGAACCTGTCTTGCTCCAGCATGAGCTTGGCCGTGTACAGGGTCTTGGCGATGTAGACCTTGCGGCTGGTGTTGCTGCGCAACTGCTCCCTGTGGGCTTGTCCAGCACGCGCAAGGTCACGGCGCTTCTCCACGCTCATGTCTGCCGTCGCTTTCGGCGGCGGGTCCATGGGCTGGTCAGGCATTCCCGTGACATAGATCTCGGACTGGTACAGATGGTCGATGACCTCGTACACATCGGCGTTGACTTGCCACGGCACCTCCTGAAGCGTGTTCATGCACGCGAACAGCGGCGACAGGTCTGCCCCCTCAAGCGCCGACATGTAGTCAGCGTTCTTGCTGCGGATGGCAGGCTTCTGGATGACCTCAAGGTTGTGGTAGCCACCCTCCCAGAGTGATGTCCACGGCCGAGGCTTCTCTACGCATGGCATCCAGAACGGGTGCAGAAGCTCGGCATGCTCATGGCTCTCCCGAAGGAAGGCCAGCGCCTCGTCAGTCGCCTGCACATAGCGGTTGCGGCGCACTTGGCCCTTGTTGACCGTGGTCTCATGCTCGATGGCGACGAGCCCCGTGCTTTCTACCATCAGGTCGAGCATGAGCGCACCGAACTGGATGCACTGCTTGCGCTCCCAACCATCGGACACGAAGTCGTTACGGCGGCCGTAGTGGAACAGACGCTGGATAGCCTTCTGGGGGCGCGTGCGCTCGGCGTGGTTGATTGACTTCCACACCTTCGGGTCGCGCTGACGCACTTGGTCAAGCTGCACCTCATCACTCGCAGCCTGTCCGATCTGCGCGCATGCGCTGGCGAACTTGCGCTTGTGGACGATCTGGTCGAGCACCACTCGGCACACCAAGGCAGACAGGCGCATGAAGTTCCCGTCCTCCTCCATGAACAGGGCAACCTCATGGAGAGAGCTTGCGTTCCGGCCAGCCTTCCCGTTGACCTGCGTGTGCCAGTCCTTGATCGCACCGTTGAGATCGTGGACGGCGCGCTTGGTCAGAGCAATGCCTGGACCAATCCTGCTGGCGTACTTGTGCTTCTCTGCCCGCTCAACAGTCTTTCTGTACCGAGACTTCCCAAGCTCGGTCATCTGCTTTTCAAGGTCGCGCTGACGCATCTGCCTCCATGTGGTCGATCAGCCGAGAGAGATACCACTGCGCTTTCTTGAGATCCTCGAGCGGTTTGCCCTTGTACCGGAAGCGCCACAGGTACTTGAGGATGTTGCCCTTGCAGTAGCCCTCGAACTCCACGCTCGACATGCTGGCCTCGATGGCTTGGATGGCTTCGATGCTCCCCGCACGGTAGTGCGAGGGCGAGCTAACTTGGTCAGTCAATTAGAACTCCTCGGAGATGATCCAGCGCCACACCGCATTGTTGTGCGACGATTCCGTTTCCAAGGGCACGAAGTCTGTCCACCCGTGTGGCATGCCCATCAATGCCTCCACGAACGGTGCGCTCAGTTGCAGGCCAGTGTTCACGCGGTACTTGGTCCCAATTACCCTCGGGGCCTGGCGGCCAAGCAAACCATTCGTGGGGGCCTTGTCGCTGGGACTCGTCCCGTCCTTCCAATCTCGCGCTGTCGGGGTCGCCCACTGCCTCGCCGCGTCGGTTAGCGTCCTGCCAGCGTGACGGCCACTGCTCGTAGAGTAGCCTGCTGCTCCGCAGCTTTTGGAATCCCCCGCTACGGCTGTAGGCCAGAACAAAGACTCGCCGTCTTTGATGTGGCGCGCCTGCGGTTTCGGAAGCGCTGTATACTCCCCAAGCGCAAGTGTACCCCAGTTCTCCATCGAGATCCTCAAGGATGTCTTGGAGGCCGCGCTTGACGATTCCGGGGACATTCTCCAGAGCAACAACTGCTGGCCGCACTTCGGAGATGATTCTTCGGGTGGACGGCCAGAGCGCCCTCGGGTCTTTGTCGGCAAGTCCTCTGCCAGCAACGGAGTAGGGCTGACATGGAATTCCGGCAGCGATGAGAGAAACTCGCCCACGCCACGGGCTGCCGTCAAAGGTGTGCAGATCAGACCAAATAGGGCACGGGTCCAACCACCCTTCTTGCATGCGCGCTGCCAAGACGCGAGCGGCATATCCTTCCCTTTCGACCATACAGACTGTGCGAGAGCCTGGAAACGCCAGTCGGAGGCCGAGGTCGAATCCTCCCACTCCTGAACAGAGAGAGAGTACTTGGGGACGAAAAGCCACATCAATCATCGTAGTAGTCGCGGATGCGCTGCTCTGACCGCCCAGCGGCCACACAGAGCGACCAGAGGAAGAACAGGCTGAAGCCTGAACAGACGAGAATGGCGGTCATTGCTGCGATCCTGCTTTGACGCTGCTGATCACGCTCTCGCCAGCGTGAGTGATGATGAACCCTTCGAGCATGCAGTCCAGATTGCGGTCGAGCAGGCGGTAGATCCTTTCGATCCAGCCCCTGTCTTCCCAAGCCCGGAGGCGCGCTCGAGCAACTGTGAAGTCTGCTGTGCCATGGACGAGGGTCCACGGCTTGTTGTGCTTTCCCTTTGACCTCAACTCGAACTCACGCGGCTCGCCCATGGGGCGCGCAGAGAAGAAGTCGGGGATGTCGGCCATGTCGGCCAGGAAACGAGAGAGGTGGGCGTCGTTGTCGCTTGCTTTGCTTGCCATGAGTGTGGAACGAGAGAGGCGGGCCACAATCGACCCGCCTCACCGTTGTGGCAACCCGCCACGGTCAAATCAAGACCCTGCCCTAATTTTCGAGGACGGACATTGCGTCTTCGAGATCGGCCTCGGCCAAGTGCGCGTAGCGCTGGGTCGTCTTGATGTTGGTGTGCCCCAGAAGCTTGCTCACCTTGTAGATGTCCACGCCCTTCTGCACCAGACGGGAAGCGAAGGTGTGGCGCAGCGTGTGGACCGTGACGCGCCCCTCAAGCCCGCTTTTGCGGCGCGCGGCCAAGAAGTAGTGTTCGAAGGTGCGCGAGGAGGAGGCCCCTCCGGGCAGGAGACCGGCATCGTGGCGAAGCCGCAAGATCGCCCTGACCTGACTGACCATGGGCAGGTAGCGTTTGCGCGTGTTCTTCGTGTTGTGGACGCAGATGCGCTCCCTGCCGCTGTCCCATGAGACATCGGACCATTCGAGGTTGAACAGTTCAGAGACCCGCATCCCCGTCAGGACAAGCAGGGTCGCTGTCAGGCGGTAGTCGTTGTCCATCAGGTTGAACAGCTTCTCCTGCTCCTCCGGGGTCAAGTAGCGCTCGGGCTGTTCCTGGATGCGCTCGCCCTTGGTTCGGGGCACGATGCTGATGGCACCTAGTTCGTGGGCAGACTCAGCCAGAACACGCCAGATGCTGCGCTTCTTGTTGATCGTCGCAGGCTTGTTGCCCTTCTGGATCAGCGCTGCGCGGACGGCGTTCCACCCGATGGCGGTGAAGTCAGCAGGCGAGTTCATGTAGCTCAGGATCTCCGCAGCGTTGGCGTAGATCTTCTCCTGCTCGATGTGACCAGCCCAGCGGCTGGCGAGAGTGTGGTCGAGAATGTTTTGTAGTGAGTGTGTCATGGTTAGAAAGGCAGCCACGCGGGCTGGGAGGATGACCCGCGCGGCTGCACCACACTCTCGCCTCGGCTCTCTCTTTCCGATGCGAGTCTGCAGTCTAGACGCGGGGACAGGAATGGTGATAGAGGATTTGCTCCTAAATGCAGGCACAAAAAAATCCCCCGACCTGATTGCTCGAGGAGGGCTCGAGGTCAGGCCGGGGGACGGTTGGATCAGCAGACGCGCTGGGCCATGGTCTCTGCCCAGTCCTCAGGGGACGGAGGGCCGTCGATCATGCGGCTGGTGTCCACATGGCCGCGCAGCCAGTCGATGGCGTAGCGGGCCTGCGTGAACTCACGGCGCAGCGTGAATTCCCCGCCCTCCCACGATGCGACCACATGCGTCGCGCCTTCGAGATCGTTCCCCGGAGGCTTGGAGATCGTCAGGCTCACCTCGACGGCGTGGGGAGATTTGGTAGCAAAGACGGAGACCTGGAAGTACTGGCCGCAGTCGAGCATGGCAACGCAGGAGCAGAGATCACCGTCGAGGCCTGCCTTGACAAGGATGTCCCAGCTTTTCCAATTGCTGAGGTCGTCCCGAATCATGTCGCGGAGCATGGCGTCTGCGGTCCCGCTGTGCCTCCAGTCGTCCATGATGTAGTCCTCGGCAGCGTAGTAGATTTTGTCTGTAGTGTTCATGATGTGGTGTGGTTGTCGAGAGATCGAATGATGGCGAATGCGAGCAGGGCGATGATCAGGCTCATCCCCGCTCCCGCTTAGACATGTACGCTTGCAGCACCGCGTAGACCAGATCGTGTGCTTCTTCTTTCAGGTAGCGCTCCACGCGCTCCTCGGTCCCTTGGTCTTCCAGCAGCAGAGAGGGGTCCTCCCAATCGGCCATATAGGATGAGGCTCTTTCGTACCAGGCCTCGCTGACTCGGACGGAGATGTTCATGCCTGCTTCTCCTCGGCCACAATCAGTCCAGACGCGAGGCGCGGGATCACATAGCCGTCGAGGGTCCATCCGTGGCTGTCCTGCCCGGAGATCAGCACGCCATCCGGCGTCTGCTGGGCGGTGTAGTTTGCAGGCAAATAGCTGCGAACGGTCTCTAGGTCTGCGCACAGTCCCCCAAGGACCAGCGCGGTGCGGGTGGGGGCGCTCATTTGCACATCCTCTTCTTGAAGGCGTCCATGACGAATTGGCGCGTGAGGGCGACGG